AACTTAGTGGATTAGATTCTCCGTCACTAAGAACAATGACGTTAGTCTTCTGAACTTTCTCAATTGCTTTGAATTTCTTTACTACATCTGGAGTACAGATAACTGCATCCGCTAATGGAGTACCACCAAGTCCATATCGTGGATTCATAGGAACTCCAAAGGAACGATGCATGTTCCATACTTGCGCCCACACATACTTCATCATCAAGTCAAGTTCTTTACTCTTCATCTTAGAAGAAAAGAATTCAAACAACTCAAAGGTTGGACAAATACCCAAGATATTATTCTCAAGTTTAAATGAATCTTGGTGCATCAAATTAGATCTTCTTGTTCCACCCCAACCATTTGTAAATGCATACACACGGAAAGGTATATTAACTTTCTTACAGAACCAAATAAGATTGTAAGTTTGTTTAATAGTATCCGTAAGAAGAGTACCTGTATTGGTGTTTGTGTTCATAGAACCTGACCAATCAAGGTACATAATCAATCCATGATTCTTTCCATCAGAAACTACAGAGGTTTTCTTAAAGATATCATCGGTGAGTTTATACTTATAAATTGAATTTGTATCAATAACTCCAGTACGTGATGTCTGAGCACGAGCATAGGCATCAGCAGACTTCTTCATTTCAAACTGCTTGACAAGATAGTTTACAGTTTTGGTAGAAGATTTGTAGAACTCATAGTACTTTCTCTCGTTAAACTTCTTCTGTCTTTTAATATGTTCATGGTAATTAGAATCAGGAACCTCCTTATTATAGAAGGAACCTAGGTCTTCAAAGACTTCCTTATAAGGTACTATAACATTATCAATGTTGATCTCAGGTAGATCTAAGTATACCCACTCCTTAGCATTATCATCAACTAAATCTTGCTGAGATTGTACAGAAGCAGCATCGGTAATACTCTCCATCTCATCTAGTTCATCTTCCCACTTCTCGTAACTGGGAGTGCCTAGATCTGCATTTTCTTGTTCTCTCTTTTCTGCTTCCTCAAGCATCTCTTCGTGAGTCATTTCCTCTTCTGAATCTGAGGGGAATGACTGCTGCTCCGTAGTAGATGGAGAGTACTCAGTGTCGCTATCTGTTGCTGTACCAGTTCTAGTCTTTGGTTGTTCTATTTCTTTTTCATCTTGCTTAGACTTAATCCACTCAGCCAAGTCCTGAGAAAGTTCTAAGACATCTTGGAAGGTTCGTGTGTTAGATGCACGAAACACCCATGGTGCTTCTTCTGGAGAGAATACAATCTCTACAAGAGATCCAATCTTGAAGTGTAGATTGATACGATCAATAAGAGATAGATCGGATATATAACGGTTAGCAATTCCAAAGAAATCTTTCTGATGCAGTTCAGAATAACCACGATAGAAAGACTTCTTCAGTCCTGGATATGTTACCTTCATCTTACGCTCAATACGAGCATCCTCTAAGACGTTGATAAAATCCTTTGGGGCACCACTGTAATCTACATTAGGAGTATACAGAGCATGTCCAACTTCATGACCTACTAGGAGGTCATACACGTCGCCACTGACATCTTTCCAGATTGGCAGGGCAAGAACACGGCGATCAACATCAAAGTAAGCAGTGGTAATCTTACGATGCTCCACCTGAAGATTTTCAGTGGCCAGAAGTTTGGCGAGTTGCCCTTTAACTTCCGTGTTGACTGCCATAGGATCCTTGCTGTTGTACCTATCATAACTCATTGGACTCATCCAAGCAAGGGGGTGTGTGACAGTTCTATTTGTGCATGTACCTGTGAGGGTTCTTCAGCGAGTCGCAGCAGTAGAATGCTATCGGTGCCATCATCAGTGCTGAAGCAGTGGCAAGGATGATGGGGTGCTGTCCAAGGAAACCTACTAGATTATGGATCATAGGATAGTTTAGAGAAATCGTTTACCTTCTCAAACTTAATAGTTCTCATAAATTTGTCAACTAAAATTTCACCTTTGTGAGAAATTACAAACAAATTTGTAGTATCACCCAGACCTCTAAGAATTTTTAGAAGTTCTCCAGTTGACGAGTCATCTAATGAACTATCAAATACTTCATCTAAAATCAAAAGATTTGTAGATGCAGAGTTTTTCATTCTTGCTACTTCACGCCAGGTAAACAATAAGGCAAGGTCAATCTTCTGCTTTTCTCCTTCAGAGAAAGAAGAGTATGTAAAGTCGTCTCTGAAACGAGACTTAATAACCTCATTGAATTCATTATCTAAAGTGAAGTTAACATAGAACTCCATACTTTGAAGATATTTATTAATGAGTGTATTGAAAATAGGAATATACTTATTGATTACTGTAGATTTTATTCCAGAATCCTTTAATAGATGGGATACTGTCTGGTATTCCATAATCTTTTTGTTGATATCAGCACAATTATTTTGTGTTGTTAGTAGATCTCTGTTGAGAGATTCTAGAATTTCTTGTTCTGCCTGGATGTTTGGGCGACTCTCTTGAAGAACATTTATCTGTTTCTCTAATGCGATAGATTCTTTTTCGCAACGATTGATATCACGTTCTAGATTAACTAGAGTATTCTTTAGATCAATAACATCTTTATTAGTTTCAGTCAATGCATTGACATCAACCAAAGTTTTTTCAATATCAATTTTAAGTGCCTCAAGACCTTTGGAAAATTTACTCTCTTCCTTAGATAGATCTTCACATCTCTTCTGCTTGAACGACGTATCAATATCTTGTGTGCAGGTAGGACACACATTATTTTCTGAAAAAAACTTTAGTTCTTTCTTTACAATATTCTTTTTACCACTGATTTTAATTTTCAAGTTCTTTAACTTTTCCAAAGAACTGTTAAGGGATTGAAACTTTAGCAGTTCTGTTTCTTTTACCTTGATATCATTTTCAATGGGTTTTAGTTGTTTTTCAAGTTCTTTTATTGTATTTTGTTTAACTTTTATAGATTCTTCTTTTTCTTGTACTCTCTCATTGTTAACTTGTTCAAGTTTCGCAATACTTCTCTGTTGAGAATTTACCTTACCTTCTGCAAGTTCTAGAAGATGATTGCAGTCGCGACTACTATCATAACTATCACGCATGCGATCTTTCAGTAGACTATTCATAACCGAAAAGATTTGAATGTCAAGTAGATCTTCAATGACTTCTCTACGATGAGCACCAGGAAGTTGCATGAAAGGTACGAAGGTACTGCTACCTAAGATAACAACTTGGGTGAAAGACTTGAAGTTTAATTTGAGAATTGATTGCTCAAGATATTTTTGATAGTCTTTGTTTGCTGCATCCTGATCAATCAGCTGACTATTTTCAAAGATCTCAAACTTACCAGGTTTGATAGTGCGTCTTACTAAGTAATCTTTTCCATTAGTATTAAACTCAACCTCAACTACAGTTCCTTTCTCATTGATCGTATTGACCAATTGAGGTTTATTAATCTTGCGAAAGGGTTTGTTAAACAAAACAAAGCACAGAGCGTCTAGCATAGTAGACTTCCCTGCGCCATTAGTACCGACAATAAGAGTTGACATCTCATCGTCCAAGGTCAGTTCAGTGAATTGATCTCCAGTACTCAGGAAATTTTTCCACCGCAACTTTTTAAACGTAATCATACTGGAGGGATAACAAGTTCGTCAGGTTCAATAATACCGTATGAGTAACCATACTGGTGACAGTTTGCAACAACAACGTCCAGATCAATTTCATGGACTTCTAAATATTCGTCCTCAGGATCTTCTCTTGCTTCTAATAGAACAAGATATCTCCGAGCATCATCTTCTTCTTGAAATATCTGAACTACTTTCTTTTTTTCTTGAGTGCGAACAGCATACACTCCTTCAGTTTTTCCATCTACTAGAATGAACATGCTTCTACATACAACGACTTCATGATAGATTTAATGCTATCCTTGTTTGCTTTGATCTCTATATCATCTATGTAGGTCTCAAGAAGTGAGAGTGTGTCTTCGGTTTCTACAACTTCAATTCCACTTTCAAGTTCAACACCAAGGTCCTCAATGATTTTCAAGTCTGCAACTTCTGCACTTTGCATCTGACGAATGAACTGATCAAATTTTACTTGATCACCTTTGTCTTCAACAATCACTTTGACATAAGTACCTTTCAGTTTATTGAAATCAACTGATACTGTATCATTGTAGTATACTTTATGGAACATGTCAAATGGATTACGGTAAAACGTAGTCTTCAGAGTGTCCGTATCAAACACATGGAACCCACGCTTCTGTGCATAATCATTCCAATACAACTGGTATGGATTACCCAAGTAATTTACATTACCCTTGTTGGATTTTTGGTGGTAGTGACCAGTATATACTTTTTCAAATTTATTGAAGATGTTTGGGTCCATGCCCATAGTCATCACTGCTCCAGGATGTGCTTCAAATCCATTTAGTTCAAGGTGTCCCATGCATACTTTTGCATCAGTAGATGCTACTTTTCCCAGAACTTCTGCATGATTTTCATCGCAAATCCAAGGGAGAAGGAGTATAGGAAGACCACCATACACAACACGGGTAGGGCTAGTGATGACATTGATGTTTGAGTATCCTGAAAGTAACTCATCGGGAGCATTGATTCGTAGAGTATTCTTGTAATAGATGTCGTGATTACCTACTAACATGTCCATCTTCACTCCAAGATCAGCAAGAGGAGTGAACCACATTTCTTTTGCCTCATCAAGAGACATGAAGTTTATACTTTTTCTTTTATCAAAGGTATCACCCAGACAAATGATATTGGTTATACCATGTACCTTGATGAATGGGATTACGATTTCTGTATAAAATTTTCTGTACATGTTAATGTACGCTTGGTGATCGTTCCGTACACCAAAATGCTGATCAGTAATAAGGAGGATCTTCAAATCAGTATCCTCTTGAGTTAGTTTCTACTCTTGCTTTAATTTGATCGTATTCTGAACTTGAATCTCCATCAATAGTAAAGACTTCACTAGCACCAGACTTTTCAATAATCTTATCTCGGATCTCCATCTGTCTTTTTTCTTTAGCAATTCTTCTCAAGAATGCAAAGTAAACAATTTGTGTGAAGTATGCAAATGGATTACTAGACTTTGCTGGATCAAAGTTATCAATATACTGTATACAATTTTCAATCCCATCACAAATCATGTCATCCTTGTACATGTAGTTGATGAAGTTAGGACGATAGGAAAGATGAGTTGCAATCTTCAAAAAGCAACCACCAATATAATTACTTACCCTTGGTTTAGTCTTACCTGCATCTGCAGCACGTTTAACTGATGCACGATACTTCTCAAGCTCTGCAAGGAACTCTTTGTTATTAAGGTAGTGTTCCTTTTTTCTGGGAGCCATTGGTTTAGTATACATGTGTACCAATTTTGTTATTCACATAATAACAGGAAATCCTAATCTTGTCAACAAGCTTGACAGATCTCTGTTTTCTCTGTAGAATAACAATGTCAGATGTGAAAGACCACTATTAGCTATTACCAAATAGATCTTCTAGTTTCTTTCTTGCCTCTTGAATCTTACCTAAAGAACCTTCGTTATCAGTAAGAGTTACTTTATAGTTGTCGGGTATATTGGACGTGGGGCGCGAGACCGTATCTTTTTTCCCTGTGGCGAGGAAGGCTTCATATACAAAGACCATCTCTTTAGAAAGAGCAGCCATAGTTAGAATTGTATCCGAACTAATAATATAAAAATCTTCGTCAGAAAAGTTCTGCCACTTGGTAAATCCAAGACCTCTTACTGCTTTTTCTCCATCAATCTCTTTGGTAAAAGTTTGCACCAAGAGAGGATCTTCTAAGTACACTAACTCTTGATTAGTAGTGTCATCCAAAGATACTAGAGCTCTAGCAATTAGTTCATCACCATTAATTAGTTTGATAGAACAATGAAATTCTTCATCGTGTTTAACGTAAGTCAACATAGGTTATCTTAGTTTTACATCTATAATTTCGTAGTCAAATTTTTCTTCATTGTATACTTTAACTCTTTCAAATAAATGATTTAAAGTATAGTTCCTGAAGTTATTATGTGAGATATCGTCAGCGATATCGTATAGTGTTGCTTGTGATTTGTTTGCCCCTTTACGGAGAACTCTTCCAATAGATTGGAGGTTTCGGACTCTTGATTTTGAAGGTGATGCAAAGATCACATTATGTAAGTTTTTTATGTTGATGCCTGTGGAGAAGGTTCCGTACGAAGCAATGATAATACTCTCATTAGAGATCTCAGTTAATTCTCTAATTTTCTCTCTATCCTTAACATCAACACCGCCATGAACTAAATATACAGGACGTTGTATGTTACTATTTAGCAGATCAAAAAGAGGTTCCCCGTGCTTCTCCACGTAGTTGTACAGAACAAGAGTGTTACCTTTCAGATCTTTTGCTAGGTTAAGTATAAATTTATTCCGCTTTTCATTAGTGACAATATATTCAATCTCATCCTGATACGATGCAAAACTTTGATATTCATGCTTCAGTACTAATACTTTAACTTCAAGTTGTGCAACCTGACCTCGCTTCATCAACTCTTTAGTTCTAGTAACCTGAGAACATCTACCAAAGACACCCTCTAATACTAACTGATTAGTTTCAGTTCCATCAAGAGTACCTGTAAACCCTACTCTATACTTACACTCATGAAGCTTACCCATCAAAGAAGTGAGAGATTTAGCTTTGAAAAGGTGTGCCTCGTCACCGATGACAACATCAAACCTGTCAAACCACTTACGCGGTTCCTTGTAAACAGATTGCCAAGTGGTAATTACTACCTGATGGTCCGTGTATTTTTCTTGCCCCGCATATATCTTGTGGCAATATTTGGACGCCGCCCATCCATATTCCTCAAAGTCCTTGTACATCTGCTCCACGAGAGAAGTAGTGGGGACTACGATGAGAACACTGCGGTCTACGTTGACATGGAATCTCGTGATAGCATAGATCATCAAAGACTTACCGCTCGCAGTAGGAGACAATAGTAACCTGCGGTTATATCTTAGTGCTTCATAAATTCCTAGTAGTTGATAGTCTCTTGCTTTGTATGGAATGTTTAATGCTTTAACAAATCCATATACGCCTTCGGGAGTGATTAGTTCATTCTCTTCTTTAGGGTGACCAAAGAATTTACATTGCTCATAGTCAAAAGAATAACCCTTATCAATACACCAGTCAGTCAGATAATCAATCAACCCAACATATATCTCTCCAGTACCAGGGGAGTAGAGTCTAATCTTACCGTCCCATTTTTTGTACCTAGCATTTTTCTGCATGAACTTTGCCTGAGGTACTTCAAAGGTGAAGTAGTCAGACAGTTCATAATTTACATGAGGTTCCGCTTCAATCTTAAGGTAAACCTCATTCTTCTTACGAATTTTTAGATCTGCCATAAGGAAAACACATAATACAATTGCAGTTAAAATCCTGCTTTAAATTTTTCCCAATCAATCGCGTTCTTAATTTGATAACCACGATTGTTGATCATTCGTAGGACTGAATCCAAATAATTCAGACACACATCTATGTATGCTAACTTGGAGCGGCATTTTTGAACATCGCTATCTGCATTGATGAAGGTTTCAATCTCATCTCTACTAGTTAGTTTTAAGTCAAAGGGAATTTCGGAATAAACTTTTGCGGGTGCTTTACCCTTATAGTAAATCCACTTATCTCTCATGAGAATATTAAACTCAGTCTCACGTTCAATCTTTAATGTGGAGAAAGTATTGAGTAGTGAGTGATACTTTGCATGTAGACTTGGGATCTTTGATGACTCTTCGCAGTAGAGATCAGTATCAATCTTACTGTCCTTATCCCACATTTTTTGTAGTTCTTCCAAGTTCATGATCTAATACCACGGATCTGGTACTTCATTTTTAATGCCTGAAGCATCCATGCTTCGGCTAGGGTAGCTGGACCCAGTTTCAGTAATGTCCAACTCTTCTCGCTCAGGTCGGGATCGGCCAGAGCTCTCATTTTCCAATCTGGTAGCATAGCAAAATTTGTTCAATAACCAAGAGATCATACGGTTCTTCTCTTACCGCTGTTAATGGCACGGATTTCGTACAAGGTATACCTGAATGTTACTTCCGCACTAAAGAAATTGTTGTCAGTCTGTGTGACATCAAAGCTAATCGTTGACAGATTAGTGGGGAAGGCATCTTTAAACAAACACTCAAACTGAGCATTCATATTATTATTTAGGGCGATCAAAGTAACGTCACTCACAAGACTTCTGATTGGATCTGTCACATCTCCGATCCTTTTACTCCTGATCCAATCCGCTCTTTCCTGAAGATCACTTGGAGTTCCTAATGCTCGCATCCAGTTATGCAGTTCCAAATAGTTTTCCAAATTCTCATCAATCAGGAATTCTATAGTAAGTTCTCCGTATTGAATGTTACCATCAATTGGATACCGAACCAATCCCCTGGTTGGGATTTCAATTTCACCAACAGAAAGAGTTGGGATATTTGCAGTCTGGCACAAGAATGCCGTCTTGGGTGCTTTGTCCAAGACTAGTTTGAAACCAATAGGAGACAGAAAGTTTTTATTCTTTAGTTCCTTTTCGTACCAAGTGGCAGCCATAGCTCTACGCTTTTTTACTATTTAGTGTATGTTTCGTTTCCCGTAACTAGAAAGTCCAGTTCGGTATCATACAGAAGTTGCAAAGCCTCACTTATACTTCCTGCTATAGGATCACCACCATTGTTTAATGATGTATTGAGTAGCATAGGAAGTCCAGTAAGTTTTTCAAACTCAGTGAGCAACTCATAAAAGTCTTCCTGATCTGCAGTTACTGTCTGAGGTCTACAAGTTCCATCTACATGTGTGATAGGTGCAAACGCTTCCTTATCTTTGACATCCATAACGTATAGCATATACGGAGAATCATATTCACAATCAAAATACTCACTACACTTTTCCCTAAGGACAGATGCACCAAAAGGTCTGAAGGGTTCTCTATGCTTTACTTTCAAATTTAGTTTATCCTTACCACCTTTAATGGTTGGATTCATAAGGATACTTCTATTTCCTAATGCTCTAGGTCCAACTTCACCATGACCTTGATACCATGCGACTATATTACCTTGAGCTAGAAGTTCTGCTGTTGATTTAATTGTTAGTTTGGAAGGACGTTCTTTCGGCGCTTCATCCGTTTGCCAGAACGGATACCCCTCTTTCTTAAACTCTGGTTGTTTGTATTCTTTTCGGAGTGATTCAACGATCCCCAAAGATAAACCTTCATCACTTGCATGTGCTGGTATGATGAGATTGGGACGTTTCTTTCTAATCCTACTGTTGATAATAGTGTTGAGAGCGACTCCTCCTGTATAAGAAATTCTATCAGTCTCTTTCGTATTTTTGGCAAAATAATCTTCTATAATTCTTTCTGAAATTGTATGACAAATTTGAATATGGTTTCTCATCACTCTTTCGTTGTCATAGATTCTTTCCATCATTGGAAAGTTCCATAGTCTACGGTGATCTTTCATAGTCAAAGGTCCTAGACGATTATGGATATCATCTATTTCTTCTTCGGGTACATTACCATATCCTTTGAGTGCCATTATCTTTCCCGCCATATCATATGAAACTCCTCTCAAACGGAGAAGAGCACCAGTGTCACCCATAGCAGTACCAAAACTAGGATGAGTTTTATATGAAGCGCAGTAAGTGCGATGGTCGTTTCTGAAAATACTTTGGGATAAATGATCATCACCAAACCCATCGTATACCATATCTACATCAGAGTCCCCGAGCATCCAAGCACTTAGTGCGTGAGCATAGTGATGATCTACACGATAGATCGGTCCCTTGTATCCCATCTGTGTGAAGAGTGGGATTTTAATTTCTTCAAATAATTCTTGCTCATTAGTT